GGGGGGGAGGGTGTGCGGTGCTGGTGTTCGGTTGTATGTGATGGGGCCGGTGATGAGGCCGTAGCCGTCATTCTGGAACTTGGCTCCAGGCTGCTGGAGGGCGGTGGTGAGGGCGTTGCCCTGAGAGATGCGTGCCATGGTTTATTTGGAGTCTTTGGTGAAATCTTTGGGGACGCCGCCTTCTGGGCTGGCGATCTTCTTGAGTTCCTCGAGCTGCTGCTTCTGAATTTCGAGCTGCTCGTTCATCGCCTCGATGACCGGGTTGGCGCCTACGCCGACGACATTGGAGAAGCCTTCGGGGGTTTTGAAGTTCTTATCTTTCTGGCCGTCGAAGATAGGCTGATACATCTTGCCTTCCGGGGATTTGAGAAAGGCCTCCAGTGCCTTCTTCTGAAACTCTACGTCGTGGGCGAGCGTCTTGAAATACAGGGCCTGACCTTCAGGCTCATAGATACCTTTGCTGGCAGCCATCTGTCCGGCGAGGGCGCTGCCTTCCTTCGTGTCCATGAACTGCCGCGTAAGTTCGGCACGACCCTTCATTACGGACTCCATCTCGTCTTCGCGGGCTTTCTTTGCCTTGAAGAAATTGGCGGCCTTCTTCTCCTCTTCGCTTGCGTAGATGGTCTCGCCCTTGGCAAGTAGGTCCAGGCCTTCCTTGGCATCCTGTTTCGCCTTATCAAGAGCCGATGAGATGGCACCGAGGACATTCTGGATGATGACCATCGGGGCAGTGAAGCCGAGGAAGATGTCCTTGAACGCCGTGCTGAACTTCTTCTGGATGTCCTCGACCTGCTTGCTGAAAGATACTGTTGCGCTCCGAGCTTTGCCCATAGCTTGAGGCACGTCGGAGTCCGTCTTAATCTTCAAGCCAAGTTCTTGGTCTGCCATGGTCGTCAGGTCGTTTCCTTTGCAGGATTGGAAGCGGCCTTCTCCTTGGCCTCCTCCTCTGCCATGAAGGCCTCCTCCTCCGGCGACATGATCGCCACGTCCGCACCCTTGCGGATAGCCAAGGCGGAGTTGTACCAGATGGCCTGACACTCCGGCATCTCCCACGCCCGCTTCTCGGGGATGCCAGATGCGATGAGGTTTGCCACGATTGCCAGCGGCCAAGGCACTCCTTTGTCCCCGCCCCCGCTCTTCTTGTTGTTCTGCTCCCAGAACTTCGGCCAGTCGTCGACCAGGATGTAGCCGGCGAAGGCGTTGAGCAGCAGCTCGAACTTGGCTGGATTGTCGTTCAGGCGACCGAGGCGCAGCTTGTCCTTCCACCCGATAGCCCCGCCCAGTTCCTCCTCGGCGCATACCTGACAGGCGAACAGCAGGTCGGCAGGGGTGATGCCGCGAGACCCGGTCACCAGCGGGGACTCGAAGGCCATCAGGCGGACGCGGTACTTCAGGCACCAGGGGAAAAGCGTTCGACCCAGCAACCGAAAAGGCGCCGGGTCGATGAAGGCCGCAAGGAAGCGTTTGTCCATGCGCCTATGCTACCCCTCGCGGGGCTAAGTCAATTAGGCAGGCGTGATGCCTTCGTAGTCGATGGCCGTCACGGTGACCGCGGTGAAGCCCTTGTTGGAGCCCTTCTCGTCGATCTTGGTGATGGTGCCAGCGAACGAAACGGAGGCGGTGCCGGACGGGTAGGCCGTGGCGGCGTTCAGCGTGAAGCTGAGGGCAGCGCCGAGGGTCGGCATGGTCGAGGTCTTGCAGATGCCTTCGATGGTGATCTCGGACTTACGGTCGTCCAGGCGATGCGTCTTGGTCAGGCCGGTTTCGTCGACCACCGTGGCCTCGGCGTTGAACGAGGACGAGAGCGAGTAGCTCTGCACGTAGAGGTTGGTGACAGTACCCGCAACACCGTAGAGGCAGGTCGTTCCGTTGTTGATGGCGGCCATTTGTAATTGCGGGCTTTGGTAACCTTACGCGGGGGGCAGGACCACGAGGATGTCGTAGCTGAAAGAGGTCGCCCAGGAGCGTTCGTCGACCCCTTCGTCTTCCGACCCGATCGTGACGTCATAGCAGGACGCGTCCGCCCCGGTCGTGAAGGCCGCCTTGATGGAGGTCAGGTCACGCATGTTGCCAGCCAGGGCGGCGCAGCGCAGGCGGTGGTCGGCGAGGGTGGTGTCGTCGGCGTTCGAGAACAGGGTGACGCGGACCGAGCAGGAGTAGTTGCCCAATCCCTCGGGGAGGTCGCCCGGAGCCTTGGCCGACTCGCAGAGGACGATGGCCTTCGGGAGGGTCTGCGTCGCGGCGCTGTCGCCCGTCAGGAAGGCGATGGTGGTGAGGTCGGTCTGGGCGGCGAGGTAGGTCGCGACCGTGGACTCGACGATGTGGCGGATGCTCTTCGTTCCCATTTCCTTTGCTCGTTATGGTAGGGAAAGGGGCTTGACGGACGGGGGGAGGGGTGCTTTGCTTCAGTCGTTCACCGATGCTTTGCCAACAGGACCCAGTCTTAGCCGCCTTCTTCGCCATCTTCGAGGACGCGGTTCCCCGCCAGCCCAAGGCCCGCAGCTCAAAGCCTCGAGGCGTTCCGATGCTGGCCCGCCTTTACGACGGCACCCTTCCCGCTTCCTATGTTTGCGAGCCCAAGGTCGACGGCATCCGCGTGATCATCACCGCCGACCTATCCTCCGGCCGCGTCGAGTTCGCCACGCGTAACGGCAACCCGATGCCCTCGCTCAACCATCTGGCCGACGAGGTGCTGTCCCTGCTCTCTGGCCGCGAAGGCGTCTGGGTGCTCGACGGCGAGGCCGTATCCGGCAAGTCGTTCTTTACATCGGTCGGAGACCTTCGCTCCGAAGCCGCTGCCGACGATGCCCGGGTCTGGCTGTTCGACCTGCCTTCCGTGGCTGGCGATTACAGCACCCGTCGTGCCACGCTGGAGGCTTTGTTCGCCGATACCTATCCCCAGAGCCTCATCCTTATCCCGAGCGTCTCCATGACCCCGGAGGATGCCTTTATTCGCTTTATCTCCGAGGGCTTCGAGGGTGCCATGGTCAAGGATACCTCCGCCACCTATGCCCACGGCATCCGCTCCAGGGCTTGGCTCAAGGTCAAGGACGCCGACACCACGGACGCCGAGATCGTCGACATCGTCGAAGGTTCGGGCAAGTGCGCCGGCATGGCGGGCCACATCGTCGTGCGCTGCGGACGCCGGGATGTCAGCGTCGGCACCGGCATGGACGAGGCCACGCGCCGTTCGCTTCTGGCTGACCGCTCTCAGCTCATCGGCAAGGTCGCCGAGGTCGACTTCCAGATGCGGACGCCCAAGGGTTCGCTCCGCCACCCGGTGTTCGTCCGGGTCCGAGGAGACAAGTGATCAGCGTCCCTTGTTCGCCAAGGTGCGTTGGACATACGCCTCTAGGTCTGCCTTCATCTGCTTGTCCCGATTGCCAAGGGCAAGTCCGAGGGTTCCTGCCCCGTCTGCGATGAAGTTGACGTTGCCAAGGAGGTTCCTGATTTCGACGAAACCTTGAGTCGCAGAAAAGCCCGACGTTGCGATACCTTGTCCGCCATGACGGGAGACCCACATCGTGTCGCGCAGCTTGGCGCCGAAACGACCGCTGGCCACATTAGCCCGCTGAGGCTTCGGGATCATCGTCAGGGCTCGAAGCCAGCCGGCCTTGGATTTGCCCACGGCGACCTGGCGCTCCTTGATGTAGGCGTCGAGCTCCTGCTTGGACTCGACCATCATTCGCGGCACACCTAGACGCTGGCCCCTCTTGATGCGCCCTCCGAACTTGGCTTTGACGCGGTCGTGATGCGAGCGTAGGTCCTGCACATAGTTGAAGCCGTATTCGTTCGCGGAGATTGGTACGCGGGCGAGGTAGTTCTTTGCCTTCAGGAACGCCCGGTCATAGTCTCGGTCATTCAAGATTTTCGTCATGATCGGCGACATCCTCAGCTGCTCGATGGTCGACTTCTTGATAATCTTGTCGAATGACGCGCGGTTGTTGGTCTGGGTCGCGTGTGCCAGGTTGCGGAACACGATTGCCCTCTGGGTGTTGATGTTGCGGTCGCCTACGGCGATGAAGATTTTGCGGATGTCCCCGGCCACGGCGTTCTCGCCCGCCTTCTTAGCATCATTTGTAAGACCTTGCCCGCCACCCTTTGGCATGGGCGGCGTGAACGTAGCCAAGTCCTCGCAGACTAGCATCGCCTGTTTGCAGAGCATACTCTGGCAATCCATACCCACTCCGATTGCCACGCGAGTCAGGGTAGCATTGAACTCAGCCAAGGACCGGGGCTCAATCCTGACCGTGACCACGGTGGCTTACTGGTTGTCGTCGATGACGACGAGCGTGATCCATGCCGACCCGGGCTTGTAGGTCTGAGATCGGAAGAGCACACGTCTGAACTCCAGTCACGTTTCGGAATCTCGTATGCCGTCTTCTGCTTGAACAAAAAAAAAGTACACAACAAACAAGTAAGTATATAAACTAGAAAAAACAATATAATATAACAGAGTTATATAAACATTAAAATAACAATAAAAAAAACACAATACGTAAAAATAAAACTAAAACAAAATATACAAGATAACGATGCACATAGAAGGAAAATAAGACACA